GGCTGCTCAAACTGATGCCAATCGCGATCCATGGTGGGCATTTGCTGGGCTTGAGCGTGGTAAGATTCGCAACTCAATCAAACCTGCTTTCAATCCTAACAAGCAAAACCGTGATGACCTCTATATAAACAGCATTAACCCTGTTATGTCTGTTCCTGGTGAGGGTGTCATGATCGTTTGGGGTCAAAAAACTTCATTCGCCAAACCTTCTGCTTTTGACCGTGTAAACGTTCGCCGTTTGCTAATCACTGTAGAAAAAGCAATCGCCTCCGCTTCAAGATATGCGCTGTTTGAATTCAATGATGAGTTCACTCGTGCTAGACTTCGCGGTCTGATTGAACCTTTCCTACGTGATGTTAAAGGTCGCCGTGGAATTTACGATTTCTTAGTTGTTATTGATAACTCAAATAACACCGCGGAAGTTATTGACAAAAACGCATTAATTATCGATGTTTACATCAAGCCTACTAAGGTTGCGGAATTCATTCAGATCAACATGAATGTTACCCGTACGGATGCTAACTTCGAAGAACTGATTGGGAGATAATAAATCATGGGTATCGCATTAAATGATTTTAAAGCTAAAGTCCAAGACGTAGCACGTCCTAATCGTTTTCTATTTTCCTTTGCTTCTCCTGTTGCGGGTGCTGATGCTGAAACGATCAGTTACCTTTGCAAAGGAGCTCAATTGCCTTCCAAAACAATCGGAGAAATTATTCTGAATTGGCAAGGAATGGAAGCAAAGATTGCGGGTGATCCAAAGTTTGAACCACTAACTTTGACATTCATCAATGATTATGAACAGGCCGGTAGAACAACATTTGAAAGTTGGATGAAATTTATTGCTGATCAAAGCACAAATGAGCGTGAATCTCAGACAGATTATAAGGTTGATGCTACTGTTCAATTGTTGGGTCGTAAGGGTGAAACATTAGCAACATTTAAAATGTATGGCGCTTGGCCTCAATCTATGGATGCTGTGGACCTGAACACTGAATCCACAGACCAGATGTCAGAATTTGGCATAACACTCGGCATGGATTATTGGGAACGTATTTAATCTTTAGGCTTTAAACGAAAAAGTAAAAAAGGAGATTTCTGTTATGGGAATCTCCTTTTTTACGTTTGATAAATAACTAAAGGAGATTTATATGTACAGAAAAATTTTAATATTTCTAATAACGTTCTTTATTTTGACAACTGTGGGCATTGGTGCAGATAAAATAAAGCCAATAAAAATAACAATTATTTCAAATAACTGTTATTCAAGTATGAAATATGCTAATTTTGAATATCAAGTCCATAATGCCGTGAAAGAAAATGAAAAAATTAGTGTTATAAAAGAGTATTACTTGGATTGTTATGGTTCATGTAACGAGTTGGAAGTTCGAGATCGTTTTTTTCATGTGTGGCCCAGAATTAAAGCTGAAAAACCAGATTATTTAATTATTTTTGGCGCTATTTTGTTCAAAACGTTTTTACCAGAAATTATAGAATTATCCGAACATACCAAAATTGGTGTATTTGATGTTTTTTTAGATAACGACATTAGAAATCGAATAAAATTTTTCAAGGGTAAGATGGACAATATATTCATTGAAGAATATATGATGAATGTACCTCTAATGATTAATTTTTTTAGGAGCAATGCCAAAGATTTTAAAAACTTTTACATTATAAGAGATTCTTGTCCTCAACATTTGATTTTGAGTAGCTACATAACAAAAGAATTAAAGAAAATAAATTTTGATTTTAAAGTAAAAACATATGAGGTTCGAACAAGGCAACAATTAAAGACCACTTTGGTTCTTCTTCAGAATGAACCTACTGGAATTTTAATACCATTTATGAATGATGTAAGTTTAGGTCAAGATGATTTTTTAAATATAAATAACATTTTAAAAATAGTAGATAAAACTAATTTTAAACATATTGAACTATCAATGAATAGGGACGCTTCGGCTTTTTTGGCTTTGTCTTTCGCGCATAATCTAACGTTTATTAATAAAAATTATGATTCAAATAGTGCGGTCGAGGAATTTTTGATAAATTTCAAAGGTGATGGATTAAAAGAATATGTTGACGAATCTTATTTTATTGTCAATCAAGATAAATTAAGGGAAACTTTAAATGGATCTCAACTTTTAAAACATACCAGCGATTATATTCAAATTTTTAGGTAATTGAATGATTTTTGAAATATTTGAAAAAATATATGAAAAAATAGCCTATCATGTTGATTACGAATTAGACAAAGATGGAAACATAATTAGAAACGAAGTAAACGCTAAATTTGGCACTACCAAATTTATATATACCGTTTTGGGAATTTTAATTGTATCCTCGTTAATGTTATTTTTTGTAGTTTTAAATGATACACTAAATAGTGAAAGAGACCAAAGAGTCTACGAAAACAGATATGATGTGGAACAAGTCTGTATTTCCAGGGATAATTTTACTGAATGCTTTGGATTTATAAATCACGGGCGGTTTAGAATTTATGTAGATAAATCTAATCCAGTTAAAACACTCTACATAAAAGAGGACTAAATGGTTTCGGAATTTTTATTAAATCTAAGCACTTCAGCATATTTTGTTTTTGGTGCATCATTAGTCATTGTGGTCTGCATGTTTCTGATCATAGTACCACTGATGTCCAGAATTAAAAAGTTGGATTATATAATCGGGGAGAAATTAAGTTTGCTGCCGAACGCCAAAACGTTTGAAAATATTCTTAGTGACCTTGTTGACCAACATACCATAAATGAACTTCTTGTTAGTGAATACACATTAACGAAAACGCAGGTGAATTCTCTTTTGGAGGAAATTAAAATATTAAATGATTCCCGTTTCTCTGAAACATTAGCTGAACGATTTGCTGAAATGTGCGAGGAGAAGACAAAAAACTTTCTTCAGGAAATAGAGGAATTAAAAACTGGTATTATAAGATTTGCTGATGTAGTTCGAGATACAGAAAAACTCAGCAACTTACATTTAACCAACCTAGTAAATGCTAGAATTGATACAACAACCGTTCTTATAAACTTGATTGAACAACTTCATGAAAAGAGTTTGATTGATGAAGTTGATGTTAAAAATTTAAAAACTATCAAAATGAACCTAGAAAATGGTCTTGAACAAGTTCAAAGAAGTAGTTCCTATTCAGTTCTTGATACTAATAGACGTTCTGGTGTTATTGATAGATTATTTAGTAAAGATAGATACTAATAACAAATAAGGAAACAAAATGAAAACTTTTTCAATTGATCTAATGATTTTAATACAACACATCCATACTCAATATGAAAAAATTCAAAGTAACAAATCTTTTGAGAACAGAATGTGCTACTGTAGATTACAGATTCTTGAACAATTTACAATAGCAGTAGAAAAATTGCTGATTAAATTAGGTTCAAGAACTTTAAAATTTGTTGAGGATTTTGATATTGGACGATCAGAAGACATTTCGGATCTAAGAGATTGGTTCGAAAATGATGTGTATGAAAAACTATATGAAAATCTTCAAGTATCCAACAAAATGGTTCTTTCCTTTCAGTTACTCCAATCTTATCAAGACAAGAAGTTTTTCGATATAATTCAAGATAAGTACGAAAATATTCTTATTTGTATTAAAAATCAAAAAGAGACTGGTATTGAATCCGAGATCAATGAATTATTTGAGGAGATCCGTGCTTGGTATGAACTGTTTCTGTACATGATTCTTTCAACCCAATTCAACTGTCAATCAATCAAAGATTCCTTTTTGATTGATCATAATGTTCCACCAGATTTTAGCTTTCATGAATGTGCTGATTGTCCTAATCAAAAAACTTGTTTACACCACAACGATGAGAAAACCTGCAAGGTGCATGAGACAGTTCTTAATGGGCAGGAAAATATAAATATTATAATGACAAATGATTTTATTGATGACATGACTTGGTTAGAAAAATTAAAATGTATTGTCACAGGATATCATGTTGATCCAGGCTCTATAAAGTTTGTTTTGGACTATAGAATGTATGATCACTTAATCCAATGTAAACTTTCACACCATCATTATGATAAACTTTTAGAAGCCAATGAGTGTTTCAAAGATATGCATATCATTAATCACGAAGGAATAAATTTTAACGGTTATTATGAAAAACTTGAACATCTAATTAAATAAGGAACTATAATGTCAGAAAACTATTGTACAAACATAAATTTATTAAAATCTGCTCAGTTTAAGTTGTTGCTTGAACGTCCAGAAAAAACAGTTGAGTTTTTCGTGCAGGAATGCAATATACCCGGTTGGGCAATTGGTGAAATGGAAGTTGCTTGGATGGCACAGAACCAACAACGTCCGGGAGACAACATTACTTGGAACGCTCTAAACGCTACAGTAATTTGTGATGAAGAACTGAAGGCTTTGATCGAATGCCATGAATATTGTTTCAGAATAAAAAATCCTGAAACTGGTGAACTTGGTGGTCCAGAGGAAACGTTTGATGCTAAACTGATGATCTTGACCAACAAAAACAACTATAACCACGTTATTACTTTTTATAATGCTTGGATTCAGAACGTTTCGGACCTTCAACTAGCCCACACGACCTCGGAGGATGACCCTGTAACTTTCACAATAGATTTACAGTATGACTATTACACAATAGGAAAATAAAATGTCCTATTATCAATTAGCCAACTTCGAAAAATATATGGTCAATCCTGGAAAATATAAGGGCATTTTACCATGCACTTTACGTTCTGGGTGGGAAATAAAGTTTGCATCATGGTTAGACAAGAATCCATCAATCCTACATTGGAACTCTGAAACCATCGTGATCAAATACGATTTTCTTGATCCTATCAAACAGAAGATGCGAAAACACCGATACTTCACCGATTTTTGGATGGAAGTTCTTGACAAAGAAGGCAACATCAAGGAATACGTGATTGAGATCAAACCATTCAAAGACACTCAACCGCCCATCATACCAAAACGAAAAACTAAAAATTATCAAAAAAGTGTACTGAACTATCTGAAAAATCAGGCTAAATGGGATGCTGCCCGTAGGTTCTGTGAACACCAGCGCCAAATGGGGAAAGATATCTCATTTGTGATTCTGACCGAGAAGGATATACCCGTTTAAATTTTTATAAATACTTTTAAGGAATAAACTGAAATGGCTCGACAACTAAAAGACAACGCGATATATTTTTTTCGCTATAAGAATCCAGCGGGGAAAGGCAAGCTGAAAGTGTGGGATACTGCTCCATTGGTCATACCGTTGGACGTAACCAGAAAATCGCTTCTAGCTGTCAATCTTCACTGGATTCCTTCAAATCAACGGGCTGATTTTGTTGAATTTCTAATGAAGTATTTTGCTGTGGGTAAACTTGGCGGCAAGAAAATGAAGCGGAGCAAATTATATTATAATTTTATCAAATCGGGCAAAGTCCGGTGGGCAATGGTGGCAATCAGACGATACCACATTTCCCGAATCACAAATATGGTAGAAGTAAAGAAAGAAGACTGGGAAAAGGTCCTCGGCAAACGCAAGTTCAAAGCTAAATTTGCCTATGACAGTTTCATAAAGAACTTAACACGTGGTTTCAGGAACCCTGTAAAATAAGGAATAACAATGGGAATTTTACAAAATATTTCGGAAGAACTTAACCGTCCAATTTATTCAAAAAAAGAAGCTGAACTGGAAAATGGCAAGAATCTTTCAACAACTTCGGTAGAGACCGATACTGAAAATAACTATATCAGTTATGATCCGTTTTCTTCTTATACCAACAACTCTGTAGGTGAGCATACTTCTTTCGCAAACCGGAAAGAACAGATAGGCAAGTGGCGCAAAGCGGTTTGGAATCCAGAAGTTGATGAAGCAATCAATGAGATTGTTGGTGAAGCTATTGTTTTTGACGAACAGGAAGAAGTAGTCAAGCTTAATTTGGATGATCTTGAGGTTACCAAAAAAATCAAAGATAAAATAATGGATTCTTTTGGTAATATTCTCTTTATGTTAGATTTTAATCTAAAGGGGGAAGATTTATTCAAAAAAAGTTATGTGGATGGTCAACTTAACTTAGAAGTTGTTTATGACAATAAGAAAATCAAAGAAGGTATCCAAAAACTGATCGTTCTTTCTCCTTTTAATATTTGGAAGATCAAAAACGAACAGACCAATGAAATTAAATATATCCTTAAAGATGACAAACCTGATCAAAACTTTGGTGTAAACATTAAAAAAGCTGAACGTGTTTTTGATCTGGAGCAAATTACCCAAGTAGTTTCGGGTATGTGGTCCTCTGACGGCAAAACACCAATTTCTCACCTGCAAAAAGCGATCAAGTCCATCAACCAACTAAATCTGTTGGAAGATGCGGTTGTT